GCGAAGGGGCCGGTGATCGTGAAGAGCCCGCCCATCGAGAGTCCGTTCTCGGTCACCTTCACGGTGCGCCAGATCAACGGCACGGGTCGCGCCTTCAAGTGGAGGCTCGACCAGCTTGCCTAGTTGGAGCTACCGGAACCTCTTCGAGTGGTTGGCGGGCGGCGACGACCGCTTCCGCGCCACGATGACAGGCGAAGGGTTCTTCACGGGCGACCTGAAGCCGTTCATCATCTCGTTGGCGGCGACGATGGTCGGCGAGGGGACGCTCTCCGGCGACCTACTCACGCTCATCCTGCTCGTGGCACTCATGCAGGGCGAGGGCTTCCTGACCGGCGACTTGAAGGTCGCGCGCTTCATGGGACGCCTCACAACGTGCGGCGACCCGCTCACCACCTTCCGTCAGGACTGGATTCCTGGCAACGAGGCACTGCCCGAATGATTGGTGACGTGACGACTGCGGAGATTGAGGCTGTATTCTCCGCATCGTCTGCGGCGAATCCGAAGCACGCGAAAGAGCCCGTCGTCATCCCCTGGCGAGAAGAGGGCGCGCTAGTCGGCCTCGCGATGGGCTTCATCGAAGTGTGGCCCGAAGCGCCCGGCAAGACCGCGTACCTCGACTGCATCATCGTGCTGCCGACAGCACGCCGGAAGCTGGAAGTGATGAACCTGTTCCCCGACTACATCGCGGAGATCCTGCGCGAGCGCGGGGACATCGAGCGCATCGCGCTCTGCATCGGACACGCCGACACGCGCCACGACCGCCTGGAGAAGTGGGCACTCAGTCGCGGCTACAAGAAGTACGGCACCACGGGGAGCCGAGACTGGTACGCACTGAACCTCAAGGAGAGCACGTCATGAAGAGCGGCGGAGCGGAGCGCCCGGCGATTCAGCAGACCGAGATGCCGGTGGAGAAGGACAAGAGCACCCAGGACAAGACCGCAGCGCGCCTGACGAAGGCCCGCTACCAGAAGGGATTCATGTCTACGATGCAGTCCGACCGGTCCGGCCTCGGGCAGGCGGGCGGCGGCATCGCAACGGGCGGCTCGCCGACCGGCAGCGTCGAGAAGCTGGGCTAGTCTCGTGGCGGACGCCCTCGCTGTAGCCCACACGAGGCGGTGGCAGTCGCTGTACACCGACCTGAACCTGTGGCTCCCGACGTGGCAGGACATCACCGAGCTGTGCCTCCCCCGCAAGTCCAACATCACGCTGAACCGGACGCCGGGGCGGACGCAGACGGAGCGGATGACCGATGCCACCGCCGCCCACGCCATCGAGCTGCTCTCCGCTTCGATGCAGGGCTCGCTCACCTCGGGAAGCGTCCGCTGGTTCTACTACCGCATCCGTGGGCTCGCGTACGGGCAGGACACCGCGACCGATCAGTGGCTGGAGATCGCCAGCAACATGTCGTACGACGAGCTGAAGCAGTCCAACTTCAACTCGGAGGCGCACGAGTTCTACACCGATCTCGCCAGCGTGGGCACCGCCGCGATGTTCATCGAGCGGAAAGACCCGCGCCCCGGTCAGCCGTGGCAGGGCGTCCGCTTCAAGACGCTGCCGCCAGGCACGTTCGCCATCGACGAGAACGAGGAAGGCGTCGTTGATACGCTGTACTACAAGTACCGGCTGACGGCCCGGCAGGCGGCGGAGAAGTTCACGCTCGCGAAACTGCCGGACATCATGCGTCGACACCTTCTCGCCGGGCAAGAGCCGGACCGGATGTTCGACTTCATCAACGCGATCTACCCGCGCAAGGACAAGTGGGCGGACGCGCGTGGGTCGCAGATCACCTCGAAGGCGTGGGCTTCGCTGCACTTCTCGCTCGACGAGCCCACCGTCCTGAAGGAAGGCGGCTACGAGGAGTTCCCCTTCGCCGTGGGCCGCTGGACGAAGTCGTCCGACGAGAAGTACGGGCGCTCCCCGGCCTTCACCGTCCTGGCCGACGTGAAGACGCTGAACAAGCTGGTCGAGCTGAAGCTGCGCGCCCTCGCCAACAAGGTGCTCCCGCCGATGAAGCAGCGGGACAACGGCGTACTCGGCAGCATCAAGCTGTACCCCGGTGGCGGCACCATCGTGCGCGACATGGACGCGGTGCAGCCGCTCTTCACAGACCAGGGCGGAGTCGAGGCGGGGATGCTGCAGGAAGACCGCCTCCAGACCGCGATCAAGCGCGGGTTCTTCGCCGACCAGCTCCAGCTCCAGGACGGCCCGCAGATGACCGCGTACGAGGTGCAGGTACGCTACGAGCTGATGCAGCGCATCCTCGGCCCGACGCTCGGGCGGCTCGAAGTCGAGTTCCTGGAGCCCGTCATCACCCGCGTGTACCGGATGCAGGAGCGCGCGAAGCGCCTGCCCGAGCCCACCGCGTGGATGCAGAAGCAGAACGCCAAGTTCGACGTAGAGTACGAAGGCCCCCTGCAGCGGGCTCAGCGCCTGGGCGACGTGGTGTCGACGCAGCGCTTCCTCCAGGTGGCGATCCCGCTGGCCGAGCTGGACGACGAAGTGGTCGACAACCTCGACAGCGACAAGCTGTTCCGCCTCCTCGGCCGCGACACGGGCGCGAGCCCCACGATCTTCCGCAGCGAGAAGGACCGCGACGAACGGCGCGCCACACGTCGCGCGCAGCTCGCCGACCAGAACGCAAAGATGCAGCAGGCCGAGCAGATGAAGGCGATGGGCCAGGGCGCCCCGGCGCTGAAGGCCATCGTCGAGGCGCAGGCGGCGGGCATCCTTCCCCAAGGCGGGGCGACCGGCCAAGGGCCAGTGACAGGAGGCGTTGACCGGTGAGGAAGACGACCACGCGGACGCCGAAGGACAAGGACGACGCGCACAAGCTGAACCTCGAAGCGTACGTCAGCCTCTTCCACAACACCCCGAGCGGTCGGCAGATCTTGGCCGACCTGAAGGCCAGCCTGGACCGTCCGACGTACCGGCCGGGCATGAGCCCCAACGACACGCTGTGGCTCGAAGGTCGCCGCTCCGTCTACCTCGACATCATCGCCTCCGTAGGCGCGGGTGAAGAGCTGATCGAGTCCGGTGGCGAAGAGCAGCAGGAACCCGAGACGGAGGCCCCCGCTGTCGTCGAAGGCGGCGCGCTCACTACCCCGCTCGACTAGCACGCATCTCACCTGCACGAAGAGGAGAATCTGACCCGCTATGGCGGACAATCAAGACCCCAACGAAGGCAACACGCCCGACCCCGCAGCCGCAGCCGCCGAAGCCGCAGCGAAGCTGGCCGCAGGTGAGACACCCGCTCCCGACGCTCGCGCGTGGGTGCCGGAGAAGCTGAAGGGACACAAGTCCCTGGAGAAGTTCAAGACCAGCGAGGATGCCCTCAACGGCTACCTCAACCTGGAGAGCGCGTACGGCAAGAAGTTCGAGGAGAACCTGAAGGACGACGCCCCCGCCGAAGTCAAGGCGCGCGTGGCGGCGGCTCTCGGCGTCCCCGAGTCGGCCGACGCGTACGAGTTCGCCGAGGCCCCCAAGGACAAGGACGGCAAGCCGCAGCTCACGCTCGACGAGACGGTCGCCAAGTCCTTCAAGGAAGTCGCCCACAAGGCGCGGCTCTCGAAGTCGCAGGTGAAGGCACTCTCCGAGTGGCAGATCAACCTGGAGCTGGGCCGCTCGACCGTGCAGTCGCAGGAGCGCAAGCAGGCCGAGACGAAAGGTATGGAAGAGCTGAACGCCGATTGGGGCGCGGCGGCTCCTCGCAACATCGCACTGGTGCAACAGGTCGTTCACGAAGTGGCGGGCGCGGAAGTCGCGGCCTACCTCAACGAGAGCGGCATGACCAACGATCCGCGCATGGTGAGGTTCCTCCACGGCGTGGCTCTCAAGCTGCAAGAGGACAACCTGATGACGCCGAATCCCACCGGTCTTGCCTCGGAAGACGCGAAGGCCGAGCTGGCGGCGATCCGCAAGGACGCCAAGACGAACGGTTACCTGGACCGGGACCACCCGGACCACAAGCGCATCGTCCAGCGCGTACACGAGCTGACTCAGCTCGCGTCGCCGGGACAGTAGCGCCGTAGCACGTAGCACCCGCGCATCACGACCCCCGCAAGGATAAGGTCGCGCGCGAGGTGTAGGCTGGGCCGCGCAAGCGACAACCCTCCGACAGGCTGTTCAAGCCGTACGGCTGTTCACGAAACGTGAACGGTCGCGATAGTCGAACACTGCCCAAGGAGGGCAATCATGAGCGCCAACATCCCCGTAGCATTCGTCGACCAGTACCACGCCGACGTGGAGATGCTGCTTCAGCAGAAGGGCAGCAGGCTTCGCGGCAAGGTGCGCGTCGAGGACCAGAAGGGCGAAGTGCAGTTCTGGGACCAGATCGGCCCCACCGAGGCGGAGGACATCACCAACCGCCACGGCGACTCCCCGCAGGTAGACTCCGAGCACTTCCGTCGCTCGGTGAGCCTCCAGTTCTTCGACTGGGGCGACTTCATCGACAAGATCGACAAGGTGCGGATGCTGATCGACCCGACCAACAGCTACACCCAGAACGCGGTGTACGCTCTCGGCCGCAAGATCGACCGCATCGCCATCGCCGCAGTGTTCGGCACGTCCCAGACGGGGCACGCCGGAGCCACCGCGACGACCTTCCCGGCCGCGAACATCGTCCCGCTGAACCTCGGCGGCACGAACGTGGGCCTGACCGTGCCGAAGCTGGTGCGGGCGAAGAAGCTGCTCCTGTCGTTCGAGAACGACATGGAAGAGCCCATGTACCTCGGGTACGCGGCTCAGCAGATGGAGGACATGCTGAACCTCACGCAGGTGACCAGCGCCGACTACAACTCGGTGAAGGCGCTCGTGCGGGGCGATGTGAACTCCTTCATGGGGTTCGAGTTCTGCCACTCCGAGCTGTTCACGCACGACGGGACTTCCCGCCTCGTGCCGGTGTGGGCCAAGAGCGGCTGGCTGCTCGCCATCGCTCCCGATGTCGAGACGGCGGTCGAGCGTCGCTGGGACAAGCGCGGCAACGTGTACGTCTACGCGGCGGCTGGCGCCGGTTCGACCCGCATGCAGGAGAACAAGGTCATCCAGATCCCCTGCCTGGAGACGCTGTAAGTCCCAGGTAGTCCGATAGACCACGACCCCGGCAGCGCACCGCGTCTCAGACTGTAAGGGAAAGCGGGCCGGGGCCACTTCCCTCCACAACCTAACTTCCACGCCGAAAGGATCTCACCATGGCAGTCTTCAAGTCCGTACAGCTCACCAACATCGAGGCGGTTCCCGCTGTCCAGAACCCCGCTCGCGATGCCGACGCTCGGCGTCGCGCGATGGTCTACGAGATCGGCGACATCACCGGTCTCATCGCCGACGACACCATCCGCCTGGGCACGCTCAGGAAGGGCTGGCGTCTGCTCGGCTTCAACATCGTGATCCCGGCCAACAAGCTGGCCGCGACCGCAACCGTCGATCTCGGCGTCACCGGGACCGAGGCCAAGTACCTCGCGGCTGGCGTCGTTGGTGCCGCTGCCGTCGAGCTGGAGGCGGGGCACACCGCCGCGCTGAACTTCGGTGAGGTGCTCGCAGCCGACATCGAGCTGGTCATGAAGGTCGAGACGGCTGGTGCGGGTTCTGCGCCGACCGCCACCGCGTTCGTGGTCGCTCGCTACACCCGCGATTAAGTCCAACCCGAGCGGGCGGGCTCTCGGCGTCACGCTGAGGGTCCGTCCGCTCTTTCCACAACAGGGGAGCCGATGCCGCCGAGTCCGCCGTTCGATGCTGCGTCATGGGTACGCCGCGCCAACATCCCTGGGGCTATCCTGAACGGAGTCTATTCGGGTCAGGTGGTCGGGCCAATCAACGCCTCCTACGATCCAGTATCTCGAACGGTCCAGTCCTTTTCGCAGCAGGCTCACCACTTCCGTGGGTTCGTGAACACCGCTCAGATCAGCTTCGACGATGGCGCAACGTGGACTTTCAGCTTCAACGAAACAGCCGACATCAACCGGACAGATACGTGCCCTACCGGGTGGTCTTTGCCGAATCCGTCTGGAGTAGGAAGTATCCACTTCCAGGTTCGTGTCTTGTGGGACCATGCCTTCTTGATCGCGAGTGGAGCAATCAGCCCAGGCGGGATGTCGATTTGGGCGAGTGCTGGCGGGTCGTCGTTCTTCAAGCAGCAGGATCTGGCGACATGGCCCGCGCTCAACGACATCCCGGCCACATCCGGAGGCCACGCGACCTTCCACCTATTCCCGTCAGTCACTCAGCCGATTCTGCTAGAAGGTTCCGGTCCCGATGGGGAGGACGCTTACTGGATCATTTCCTCCTACAGCTTCGAGGCTGGCGGCACATCAAACCGGACGACGTTCAAGGCTGCGACCCTCTGGCGCTCTATCGACGGCGGAATAAGCTGGGAAGCAGTGCGCGACATGGAAGTCGCCCTCGGTGGGATGTTCAACGCTGGCTCGATTGTTCGCAGCACCTCGGGCCGTCTTGTGATCGTCGCTGGTGGAGCCGGTGGCATCTGGTGGACGGACGGGGATCTCCTGACAGGTGTTTTCACGGGAGCCAACTTCAGCGGAGCTAGCGGCATTCGTGGCCCGCTCATGGAGATGTATGGCGGCACGTTCTACACGTTCAGCCAGGGCACGCTCACGGGGCCGGGCTCGGGCTGGATCTCCTGCGACGACTGCGAGAACTTCTTCGGGGTGAACGAGATCATCCCCGCGAATGAAGCGGGGTACGGCGTCAAGCTAGGGCCGACAGAAATTCTGATCGTCGCGCCCGACTTTGATAACCCGACAACGGCCACGAGCGCATACTACAGCTCGAACGGCGGCGAGAACTTCGTCAAGAACGACCCGTGGCTCGTATCCGGGGTTGGGGAACGCCCCGTTCTATTGGCGCTCCGCAGCAACGGGACGCCCATCGTAGTCGCTCGTGGCGGGGGCGTCTTCCTCAGCGGCGACACCGCGCGCGGCGTCGCTGGCGAGCGCACGGTCTGTCCGCTCGCGAATGCAGGACTTGCTGCTGCGCGTCCGCTTATACTTTGCGGCGGTGTACTCTCCAACATCTGCGACAACCACTGAGGCCCACATGGAACTTCTTGACGTAGCGAATCGCGCGCTGGTCCGGCTGGGAGCGAAGAAGATCGACTCCCTGTCGGAGGAGTCCGACTCCGCCATCGCCTGCAACGAAGAGGCGGAGGCCTGTCGGCTGGAGACGCTCCGCGCCTTCCCGTGGAACTTCGCGCGGGGCCGCTTCCGTCTGAACACGTTCCCGAGCGCGACGCTGGTGCCGGGCGTACAAGTGGTGGACACCGACGTGAACTTCTTTTCGGCTGCGTCGCCCTTCGTCGCGGGGCGGGACGAGGGCTTCATCCTGAAGCTGCAGGGCTCCAGCGAAGGAAGCGCCCGCATCGTCGCCGTCACCGACGCGCAGAACGTGATCGCCACGGTGGAGTCAGTCTTCCCAGGCGGCGTGACGCCGCTGACCACCGGCCAGTGGTACTTCAAGCCGGGCTGGGAGTTCGAGTACCGCTACCCGAAGCCGTCCGACTACGTCCGCCTCATCAAGGTACAACGGGTGGGCGCGCTCGGCGCGACGGCGGCGATCCTCTGGTCCTACTGGCGCGATCTGGGCAGCGAGCCCGAGCCGATCAAGGTCGAGGGGGACTTCCTCGTCTCCGACGCAGGCACGCGGCTCGACATCATGTACACGCGCGACATCACCGACCTGGACAAGTGGGACGCGCTCGCGCTCTCCGCGCTTGCCGCGAGGCTGGCCTTCCGCATCTGCTACGCGGTGACCGGCTCCCTACAGGCGGCGCGTACGCAGCACGACTCGTTCGTGGAGATCCTCGCCGAGGCGCGCACCATGGACTCGCAGGAAGGCAGCATCGACCAGACCGGGTCAGACATCCTGCTCACCGTGCGGGTCTAAGCTGTGGGCCAGCATCCGTACCAGACCAACTTCACCGCAGGCGAGCTGACCAAAGGCCTGTGGTCACGCACCGACTACCGCAAGTACCCCAACGGCATCGAGTTCGGGATCAATGCTGTCGTCGAGGTGCAAGGCGGCGTCAGTCGACGCGCGGGCACGCAGTTCATCGCGCAGACGCGGGGCCGCTCCGCCTTCCAGGCGAGCGCGTTTCAGAACAACGCCTTCCAGGTCACGCCCAGCCGCTCGGTCATGCTGAAGGAGTTCATCTTCAATACGACCGAAGCCTACATGCTGGAGTTCGGCCCGTTCTACATCCGCTTCTATCGCAACCGGGAGCAGCTCCTGGGCACGGGCGACGGCACCGAGCTGGCGACGAACGGCGAGTTCACGTCCGACCTGTCGGGCTGGGATCTGCAGCAGGACAACGGCGGCACCGTGGTTCACTCGGCTCCGGGTATCGCGACGCTAGACCCCGGCGCGGCGGGCGTGGCGGGCATCAGCCAGCAGATCAGCGGCCTCTCGCCCGGCGAGAAGTACGTCCTGCACTTCGAGATCGGCGGGCAGCAGCTCGACTTCAACGTCGGCTCCTCGCTCGGTGCGGCGAACGTCATCACCGAGCAGACACTCCTGTCAGGCGAGTACCGCGTGACCTTCACGGCACCGGGGGCGGGCAGCGTCTTCATCGAGTGGAAGGTATCCGGCCCCGGCGCGGTGGCGTCCCTCGACGACGTGTCGCTGCAGTTCGCGGCGCCGCTCGAAGTGACGACTCCGTACGAGCCCGAAGACATCCGCTCGTTGCGCTTCACGCAGTCGCTCGACCAGCTCTGGATCGCGCACGACGACTACCCGGAGAAAATCCTGACCCGGCTGTCCGACGTGCTGTGGACGTTCCAGGACTCCATCCTCGTCCCGCCCCCGAGCGAAGAGGTGGACATCGAGCCGCCTGCGAAGCTGACGCCGGGCGACGTAGTGGGCCAGAACGTCCAGTTCGACGCGGACGCCAGCGTCTTCCTCGCGGCGGACGTGGGACGACAGATCAAGTCACGTGGCGGCAGCGCCTCGATCATCGTGGTGGACAGCGGCACCCAGGTCCACGCGGACATCACCGCCGCGTTCATCTCGACGGATCAGATCCCCGCTGGACTGTGGTCGATGGACGGGTCGCCCAACTCGATCCTGACGTTCAGCGCGGCAGGCCCGGCCAACGTCATCGTGGATCTGACGCTGACGACCGCAGGCTGGCGCTCGACCGACGTGGGCGCGTTCGTCCACGCCCTCGACGGCATCTTCGAGATCACCGAGATCAACAGCGCCACCGCTGCTCGCGCGCAGGTGATCCGCTCCATCCCTGATACCGTCCTGGTCGCGCAGGCGGGCGCATGGACGCTGGAGCGCGAGTCGTTCTCCGAGGCGCTCGGCTTCGCGGCGGTCCCCAACTTCTACGAGCAGCGCCGCTGGCTCGCGAAGGGACAGGAGATTTTCGGCTCGCGGGTGGGCGACTTCCAGAACTTTGGTCTCGGCCCCAACGACGACGATTCCGTACGCTTCCCGCTCGTGAACGGCTCGAACCAAGCCGACATCACCCGTTGGATGAAGTCGATGAAGGACATGCTCCTCGGCACTATCGGCACCGAGTACCGTGTCAACGGCGGCAGCGAGAGCACGATCACGCCGACGCAGATCCTGAACAAGCCGCAGTCCAACTGGGGCAGCGACCCCGAGCCCGACGCGATCCGCGCGGGCAAAGCGGTCATGTTCACGCAGCGGGGCCGCAGGCAGATCCGCGAGATGGGCTTCGACATCGCCGACGACGGGTTCGCCGCCGCCGACATCACCGTCCTGGCGGAGCACCTCTTCCGCTCGGGCGTCGTTCAGCTCGCCTACTGCAGCTCGCCCAGCTCGTACGTCCTGGCTGTGCTTGAAGACGGGCGCATCGCCTGCTGCACCTACTACCGCGAGGAAGAGGTGATCGCCTGGACTCAGTTCCGCCCTAGCGGCTGGGAAGTCGGGAAGGGCAAGTTCACCTCCGTCGCCGTCATGCCCTCGAAGTGCGGCAACGGTGACGAGGTGTGGTGCATCGCGGAGCGCGAGATCGGCACGCGCACCGGTCTCTACGTCGAGGTGTTCGACGGCCAGCTCAACACCGAGTGCGCGCTCGTCTACGACGACACCATCCCGGTGGACACCGTGGTCGGCCTTACTCACCTGGATGGCGCGGTCGTGGACATCCTCCACACCAGCCGCTCCGCATTCCAGAGGAGCGCCTTCCAGATGTCCGCCTTCCAGAAGGTGCGCGCGACGTATGCGACTGACACCGTCGCGGCGGGCACCGTCACCATCGCAGCGAACGAAGCAGTCCGCATCGAGGTGGGGCTCCACTACAACACCAAGATCAAGACGCTGCCGCTCGAAGCGCCTTCGCGCGAAGGGACCATCCACTTCCGCAAGAAGCGGAGTCCGACCGTCTACGTGCGCTTCCTTTGCACCAAGGGCACCGGAGTCTACGTGAACAACCAGCTCGTCCCGCGTCGCGGTCTGGAGCTGACAGAGCTGTACGACTTCCAGCGCGAGACCAGCCTCGGATGGAATCGCCTGGAGCAGGTGACCATCGAGCAGCGCCACCCCTTCCCCATGACTGTCCTCGGGGTCAGCCGTAACCTGATCTACGACGACGGGGAGAATCCGTGATCGAATACCGCCACATGGAGACGCCGCACGAGCAGCACGTTCGACAGCTCGCGCGTGAGGTACACCCCTCCTGGCCGCAGCGCCCGAAGTTCTGGTTCCACGCGAACCCCACCATCGTCGCCCTGGAGAAGGGCAAGGTCGTGGGCTACGCGAGCTACACGGTGGACAACCACCCGGCTGGGAACAGCTTCATCATGTACCTTCGCGACAGCGGCGTCTCGCCCGCCGTGCAGGGGCGCGGCGTCGGGCAGGCTCTCCTGAAGAAGCGGATGGACGTGGGCGCGCACCTCGGCATCCACATGTTCACCGGCTGCACGGCTCCGACGAACCTCCCGATGCGCGCGATCCTGAAGAAGGCGGGCTTCCATCAGTGCCAGCGCGTGCCGGACTACTTCGCTTTCAACGACCCGCCCGAGGATGGTCTCATCTACATCCACACGGGCGACGAGCACGAGGACTAGACCATGGCGACAATCGCAACGCTCCTCATCGCAGCCGCAGGCGCGGCCATCGCCGCCTATGGAGCGTACTCGTCCGCCAAGGCCCAGCAGACGCAGCTCAAGCAGCAGGCGTACATGCAGGAGGCCGAGGCCGAGCAGGCGCGGCAGGCCGGTATCCAGGCCGCACGGCGTCAGCGCGCCAAGGACAAGGCGGCACAGGAGTCGTTCGGCGCACGCGCCGCGATGGCGGGCGTGGTCGCCCACGAAGGCTCTGCGCTCCTGACGGAGATGGACTTCGCCGAGGAGTCGGAGATGCAGGCGCTCCATGTCCAGCACGGGTACGAGGTGCAAGCCTCGCGCGCGCGGACGGAGGCGTCGTTCGCCCGCTGGCAGGCAGGCCGCATCAGCCCCATGATGGCGGCGGTCACCAGCGGGATCGGCTCTCTCGCCAGCTCGGCGGGGGGCTCGTTCGGCGGCATCGCCACGGGCGCGACCGGAGCAGGCAAGCAGACTGGTGGCGGACTCACCACCTCTCCCACGTCCGGCGCGGCGTACAGCGCGCACCGGGCAGGTGAGCGGCAAGCATACGGCAAGAGCTGGACCAGCGACTACGCCTCGGTGGCCTACTAATGCCCATCTTCCCGCGCTACGGCGGCATCAGCACCGACATCGCCTACGACAAGGCGGTCGCGGCCCCGTCCGATCCTGCCCCGAAGCAGGTAGAGGCACTGGGCCAGAGCATCGAGCGCGCCGGGCTCGCGTACCACTCCGTCGCCCAGAAGCGGCAGGAGCTGAAGGACGAGGCCGAGACGCAGAAGCGGTACATGCAAGCGGTCACCGACATGGAGGGGATGACCGAAGAGCTGAACGTCCCCGTCCACGCGATGCAGGCCAAGGATCTGTTCGGCAAGTTCCTCGGCGAGCGCGAGCCGACGTGGTTCGAGGGGCTCAACTCGAAGCAGCAGGAACTTCTCCAGAAGAAGCTGTTCGCGAAGCGCCTGGAGTACACGGTCGGCAGCGCGAAGCTACAGAACCGCGCCGAGCTGGAAGACTACTCCGCCACGCTGGTGAAGACGCAGACGTGGTATGCCAACCAGGCCGCGCGCCGCGTCGAGGGCGACGACGGCTCGAAGACCCCGGAGTACATTCAGCTTGAGGATATGGTCAGGAAGGGCGTGGCGGTCGGGTACATCAAGCCCGACAAGGGCGAGGAGATCCTCGACGGCGCGCTGAAGCAGGGCGCGTACGCGCGCGTCTACCGCGCCACGGCGTCCAACTCCAAGGAAGAGATCGAGCGCGTCCTGGAGCTGTACAAGGAGTCGGAGTCTGCGGTACGCACGGGCGAGGAAGACGCCAAAGACCCGACGTTCCTGAAGCACATCGCTCCGAAAGAGCGCATCGAGCTGAAGAAGCAGCTTCAGGGGCGGCTGGAGTCCCTCAAGGCCGAAGACCGTCGCATCATCCGCGAGGAGCGCGAGGACACCAAGCGCCTGCACGACGAACAGTCGAAGGTGACGTACACCCTCGCGAGTCAGAAGCTGGCGGACCCCGGCAAGTATGGCACGCTCACGCGCGAATGGCTCGACCAGCAGGCGTCGTTGCGGCTGCTCGACGGCAAAGAGTACACCTACCTCCGCGCGAAAGTGGAAGACATCGCGCGGAGCGGGACGCCTCAGACGGGCGGGTTCGGCAACGCCGAAGTGATCGGTCGCTTCTCTGTAGAGGTGTTCGACACGTCCACGCCCGAGCAGGCCTCGCGCGTGAAGGCGAACCTCAAGGCGGCAATCGCGCGGGGCGACGTGCCCATCGGCCCCGGCTCTATCGGCTCACAGTGGCTGAACCACCTTGAAGAGAAGACGAAGGCCGGGACGGCAGGCAACCAGCCGCCGACGATGCAGCAGCAGACCGACGACCTGAAGGCGGCGGTCTCGCGCGATCTGCGGATCTCTGGCCCGATGGCGAAGATCTCCGACGCCGAGCGTACTGTCATCAGCGAAGCCAACGAGGCGTTCGACCGCAACGCAGCGGCTGGGTACAAGCGCGATCCGTGGGACATCTGGAACGAGAACATCGACAAGTGGCGTTGGCGTGTGGGCCAGCCCGGCGCGTACAAGTCGAGTGAGCTGCGTCGTTCGCTGGGCATGCCGCCGCGCCAGCGTGGCGAGAAGCTGCTCGAAAACGGTCTGTCCCAGGTACTAGAGAATAAGCGGATCGAGCTACAGGACCGCATGAAGGCAACCCCGCCCGGTGTCGCAGGCGATGCGGAGCGGAGCCAGATCCTCGCCGAAGTACGGCAGCTCAACCGCCTTGGTGCGCTCGAATCCGTCGCCGTCGACATCGACGAGAACGTGGACACCGCAAAGCGCGCTCGTAACGAGCAGCGTGCAAACCGTCCTCCCAGCCCCAGGCGGGGACGATAGGAGAGCAATGAACGCAGAGAAGGATCTGCTGAAGGCGTACCAGTCCGAGGACGACGACCAATTGATGCAGTGGCTGATGCAGGAATCAGCCATAAAGCAGGAGGCGAAGCCGCCGAAGGCGAGCGAAGCCCCCAAGGTCGAGCCCGTGAAGCCGGTGGGATTCTTCAACACCATGGGCCAGGGTGTCGGCGGTGCGCTCACGTCCGCAGGCGGAGCTGTGCGCGGCGCACTCGGCGGCGAGGTGCCCGCACCGGGCGCGCCTATGTCCGATCAGCAGGGGCCGATGGGACCAGACACGCCGGAGCAGCGTGGGAAGCCAGGCGTTGGCCCGTCCATCGGCCGCGCGTTCGGCTCGTTCCTGGAGAGCGCGGGCGAGGGCTTCACCGAGGCGTCCACGCCGGGCGAGGAAGGCCCCGGCTTGCTGGAGCTGCCGGGAGGCGCCAGCGTCCCCGTACCAGAGTCCCTGATGCGCTTCCCCAGGCGCGCTATCGGTGCCGCCCAGGCGCTCTTCTCGTGGGCCAAGATCCCGGCCGGGCTCGCGGGCGACGCGATGGAGGCGGCTTCTGCGGCCAGCAATACCGATGCGGTCATCGACGAGCGCATCCGCCAGCTCGAAGCGCTGCCCGAGAGCACGCGTGAGACGAGCAACGCGGGGCAGCTCGCCTTTCTTCGCCGCTGGCGGATGATGCCGTACGACGAGCGCCAGAGGGTCGAAAACGAGAGCATGGCATTCGCGGTCGAGATCCTGTCCGGCGTCACGCCAGGCTACACGCTGGCGGCGCGCGGCGGGAAGGCACTGCTCACCGCTCCGGCGAAAGCAGCCTCGGAAGCGGCCATCGCCGCGCGTGCGAACGTCATCAAGGCGGCGGGCGAGAGTATCTCGATCCGCGAGGCGGAGAAGGCGACCCGCAAGGCCGAGGCAGCGGCGAAGCCCGTCGAGGAAGGCGGACCCCGTGGCCCGCTCACCCTGGCCGATCTGCGCCACGGGATGCAGCCGGAGAGCACCCCAGGCGTCAAGGCTGGCCCCAGCGCCCCCGGCTCTATCCCCGAGAACATGATGACGTTGGAGAAGCTGAACGCCCAGCAGAAGCTGGCTATGCTCCGTGCGGAGCCCGGCGTTCAGCAGGCCATCGACGAAGTCATCCCCGACCCCCGCACCATGGCCCGCCCTGGCGTGGGACGCACGGCCGAAGCAGCGGACTCTCGTGAGGCGCTGCGCGCCAGCGGGCGGACCCCTATCGGAGGCGACCTTCCCAGCTCCGGTGCGCCCGCGCGCCGGGCTGTAGGCGACGACCAGCTCGAAGAGATCGCGCGCGCGACCAACGAGGGCGGGGCGTCTTTCTCGCTTGACGAGGGGCGGTTGCGCCTGTCGGACGAAGGTGGGTACTACGTCGGCGGGCAGGCTGGCACCGTTCAGATCAAGGGTCGTCAGGTCACCGCCGCCGACATCGCGGACTTCGCGAAGGCGAACGAAGCGGAGCTGGCGAAGCCGGGCGCGCATATCGGCGCGGAGAAGCTGCCGGACGGCACCGTGAACCTGGACGTGAGCGTCCGGCTGGACGACGAGGCGTCCGCGTTCGGCATGGGACGCGCGCTGAAGCAGGAGCGGATCTGGGACGCATCGGGGAACAAGGCGCTCGACGTACCGCCCGAAACCTCCGTCACCGGCCACCCGTACACGAGCCCCTCCGAGCCGCTCGACGACCAGGCAATCAAGATGGCGCAGGAGTACGACGCCGCCGTGACCGACCCTGCGGCGAAGCCCGCTTGGGACGCCCTCGCGCGCGAGACGGACCGCATGTTCGATGAGATCGCGAAGAAGGTCAAGGTCGAGCGCGTCACCGGCCAGCCGTACGCTACGGCCGACGAGATGCTGGAAGACATCAAGCGCGGGAACTTCAAGGTCACGACCGACAACAGCGAGCACCCCTTCTGGTCCGTCGACGAGAACTGGAAGTTCCGCGTCGTTCACGACTACCTCGGCCACTTCGACGGGAAGGTCGACTTCTCTCTGAAGGGCGAGAAGGACGCGTACCTCCACCACGCCAAGCACCTGACGGACCCTGCCGCGAAGGACGCCCTCCAGCTCGAAGTCTACGGACAGGCGGCGGCGAACGTCGCGCACGGCGGCGTCTTCCAGCCGCAGAAGGCGTACATCACGAAGCAGCCGTTCGGGGAGATCAAAGACCCCAGCATCACGGCGTACCACGGGACGGCGTCGCAGTTCGACTCGTACAAGACGGGTGCAGAGACGCGCGACGGTGGCACGTGGTTCTCCGCCGACCCCGAGACGGCGGGTGCGCGCGCCATGGGCGAGGCCGGTGAGATCGCGGGTGACGCGCCGCAGGTGCGCCCCGTCGTCCTCCGCATGCAGAACATTGCCACCGAGGAGGAGTTCCGCGCCGCACGCATACTAATGCAGGGCGACACGCCGATGGCGTCCGAGCTGTTGAAGTCGAAGGGTTACGACGGCGTGGTCTTCAACCGCCCAGAGATCGGCCCGACGCCCAACTACCTCGTCTTCGACGCCAACAAGTCGGCCAACCCGCTGTACGGCTCCGTGGGGCAACCGCTGGAGACGGCTCTCCAAGCGGCCGAGCGCCGCATGGCGGAGCGGCTCGCCGCGATCAAGAGCACGCTCACAGGCGAAGCGGGCGCGGTGGATCTGCGCGGATCGTTCGCCGAAGGCTGGGAAAAGAACAAGATGCTGTGGAACGACCTGGTCACCATCGGCGCCGGTCGCCTGTGGGAGATGCAGTCGGTCATGGCGAACAAGTACCAGCAGTGGTCGGCGAAGATGCTCGCGGCGTACGGTGATCTCATCAAGCCCCAGCTCCCGCGCATCTTCGAGCAGTCGCAGAAGCGCTTCGACGACATCCTTGCGAAGGTTGAGCGGAAGATGGGGAAAGAGCTGCCTGCACTGTCGCAAGTCCTGGAGCTGTACCACCGGGGCGAGGCGGGGCTGTCCTGGTACGACGAAGCCTGGCCGCAGATCCAGCGGCTGTTCGGCAAGCACGCCGAGCTGTACGTGGACGTGCTCTCGGCGACTTCGCCCAACACGGGGGTGAAGTCGAACGTCACCAAAGCGAACGAAGCCATGGCGCTCATCCTGTCGGGCAAGCGCAGCTTGAAGAAGCCGTTCAAGGCGACGATCACCGACGACGCTGGGAACGTCGTGAAGAAAGGCGACGGGCTACAGGCGCACACCGACAACCTGAACCGCATTCTGAAGGGTCAGCCCCTCAGCGGTCCCAAGGTCGGCCCCTTCTCGCGCGCACTCAAGAACGACCGCGACGCCGTCGTCGTGGACACCTGGATGAAGCGCGCGTTCGGCTTCGACGACGCCGCAAAGGACGGCGACATCACCTTCATCCAGCAGGCGGTGACCGGCATGGCCGAGGCGTTGGGCAAGGACGCGCGGCAGGTGCAGGCCGCGATCTGGACCGGCGCGAAGATCGTGGCCGAAGGCCCTGGCACCTTCGTCGAGGACATTCACAAGACCATCGGGCGCGCGCTCACGGACGCGGAGTCCCCACTCCACAAGATGTTCGGGCAGGAGCTGGCGCTGGCGCAGAAGAAGCTGGGCGAGGAGGGCTTCACCCGCCTCGGCACCATCGTCGTAGCGGCACGCACCGCGCTGTTCGCGGCAGTGGGCGCAGCGACGGGTGACGACGCCGAGTCCCGTGCGCGCAACATGCTCATCGCGGCCGGGCTCGGGCTCGTGGCCTCGCCGAAGCTGGCAAAGCAGATCGTCGACCGGATGAACGACCCCGAAGTCCGCACCATGCTCAAGGATCTGATGAAAGACGAGACGGGCGCGCTCTTCCCGAAGCCGAAGCGGAAGCCGCTCGTGGTGAACCAGGGCAACACCGGGGGCTCGAACGAAGCCCGTGCCCTGATCCGTGGCGTCAACCGCGCCCTGGAGAAGGCGCGGATGCTGGAGCGCTCGCGCGTCGTCTCCCACGAAGAGACGATCCTGGCCGCATCCCTGTCCGGGAAGTTCCGCACCGTCGAAGACGTGCTCGCTCTCGACCACACCGCCATGACGCTGAACGAACTGGCGGCGGCGAAGGTCAACGTGAAGGCGGTGCGCGACGTGGTCACCACCGACATCATCGAGACCGCCGCGCGCGCGAAGATGCTGGACGACGAGGGCCTGATGTCCGAAGCCGTCGACAAGACGTTCCTCCTGGCGAAGGTGAACCAGAAGTGGGCAGACATGGAGACGGCGGGAGGGCGCTTCGTCGAGGCCAGCAAGATCAAGTCCCCCGCCTCGCTGGCGTCGAAGTACGACCTGGACGAGTTCGCGGGCGACATCCAGCAGATGCGCGATGCGTTGCTTGCGCGCGGGAAGGTGACCGACCGCCAGCTCGTGGAAATGCTGACCGAGTTCGCCGACAAGGCGGCGGCGTTGAAGGTCGCCGACGTAGCGTCCCGCTGGCCCGAGGCTCTGTGGAATATCTACTACGGCCTCAATCTCCTCGGCTCCCCCATCACGCACGCGCGCAACACGCTCGGCAACATCGGTGGGCTGGGCATGGCGGTCACCGACCGTGCATTCGGCGAGATCATCGCGCTCCCGTTCCACGCAGCGGGGAAGGGCCAGAACATGGTCCAGCCCGGTGAGACGTGGGAGCTGGCGACGGGCATCTACACGATGGTCGCGAACAGCTTCCGCGCCGGTAAGGACACCAAGGGCGCGTTCGGCTACGCCAAGGACGCCTTCAAGTCGGGCGAGTCCCTGTTCGGCGTCGGCAAAGAGACCGAGGGCCTGCGCGTGGTCGAGGCCGCGATCAACAACGGCCAGGGTACGCTGCCCAAGGTGATCGAGGTGATGTCCCACCTGGGCCGCGCCAACCTCCGCTTCATGGGCGGCACCGACGAGTTCTTCAAGGTGATCTCGTTCAGCGCCGAGCTGCACGCCACCGCCCGGCGCACGGCGCGCGCCAACGGACTGCGCGGTGCGGAGCTGACGGCCGAAGTCAACCGTCTCGTCGACAGCCCCACCAGCGAGATGCTCCAGCACGCGGAGTACTTCGCGCGCGAGAACACCTTCACGAAGGCGTTCGCTGAGGACACCCTCGGCGGCATCATCGAGAAGGGCGCGCAGCACCCCTTCATGCGGGTCGCCTTCACCCCCTTCTACCGCACCCCGATGCGGCTCGCGGAGTTCAGCACGACGCATACGCCGATCCTCAACCTCCTCGCGAAGCAGACGTGGTCGGACATGTTCGGCAAGAACGCCACCGCCGTCACTCGCAACCTCGCCGCTGCCAAGATCATGACGGGCACCGCTGCGCTCGGCCTCGTGGGCTGGTTCGCACTCAACGGCTACATCACCGGCAACGCTCCGAGCGATCCGTCCCTGCGCGCAGCGTACGAACGGAGCGGCTGGAAAGAGAAGTCCATCTACAATCCGATCAACGGAAAGTACTACAGCTACGACAACCTGGAGCCCCTCTCCACCATCGTCTCGACCGCCGCCAACATGGTGCAGATCAGCCGTGACCTGGAAGACTGGGACGTGCAGACGCTCATGATGGCGGGTGCCATCGCCACCTCGAAGAGCGTCCTGTCCAAGCAGTGGTTCCAGGGCCTCTCCGACTTCGCGGACGTGATCGAAGCAGCGACGCGCGGCGAGGACGTGGCACGCGGACTCGTCTTCGTACACAAGCGGCTCGCGAGCCTCATTCCCGGTGCCGCCCCCGCGCGCCTCTTCAACAAGATGACCGACGACCAGCGGCGCGAGCTGAAGACGGTCACCGAGAACGACAACCCGGAGCTGCGGGAGTGGTCCCAGCTCGTTCACATCTGGACGCAGAACATCCCCGGCTGGGGGCACCTCATCCCCGGCACCAGGCCGCGCCCCGCCATGGTCCACATGATTACCGGCGAGCCCATCGCGAACGAGAATACCTGGCTCCAGGCGATCAACCCGTTCCAGGTGACCACACACCGCAACGACCCCGTGCTGAACGAGCTGGTCGCCCTCGAAGGGGCAGGCCTCCCGCGCGAGATCCCGCGCGTCGTAGGCGGGCAGCAGCCCGGCAGCGAGTTCCGCCTCTCGGCGAACGACGAAGCGCGGATCATCAAGGAAGGCGTGAAGCTGAACGAGGAGGAGCGCCAGCGTCTCGGTGTCCTGCTCACGAAGGAGGTTACCGACTACAACGGGGACACTCTGCACGAAGCG